AGCCGACAGCCATAATTTTAGGCTATACGAATTATGGCCGTTGATGCAGCCGCCGCAGGGAAGGTAATAGTAAACGTGCCAGAAGTACTGGTTTTATTAGACCCAAAATCTAAAATACAAACAGCTTTGTTACCATTTGTATCGTTATAGATCATAGCGCCCATAGCCGTAATAGTCGCCGTCGTGAAACTTTTATCAGCGAAATCCGCGAACCCGGTGGTTCCGCCAGTGGTGGGGTCAATATTAGTAAGCGCCAAACCACCTGTGACATATGTACCACTAGAAGCCACTTCACCTGTAGTGACAAAAACGGTAGTCGTTGCACCCAACGTAGCCGTAGTGCTACTTTTCCCACCACCGCCTTCCGCATACAGGGCTAGTTTGAAACTGTTACCCCCAGAAGCCTTGAAATTATGTGTCGCCTGTAGAACTTCGCTCTTAAATGCAGTACACATTGCCTGAGCTATAGCCATTTTATAAACTCCTTAGATTATCGGCTAAATCGGAATAACCGTTCTGCCTTAGTTTAGCACAAATTGTTGCTCTGTCTTGCTCTACCGCTTGCAACATATAGTAAATCAGTGTCTGCTTTAGCGTATCCTTGAATGCTATAGCCTGATCCCGTATGGGAGGAGGTGCTTCATCAGCAACATAAAGAATCCTATCCGCTGCCATCTGGGCAACTTCTTCTATAGAATGACCTTTATTATCAGAAGTGAGTACATCTATACTACCGACTGAACCAGCCCCGATTACATCAAGCATTATACCTTCCCCTGCATGGAAACAACTTTATCGTTTTTCTCAAATAGAACGGGTTGATTGTCCATAGGCTCCGGGGGCTCAATGTTTGATTTCTGGATCAGCGTTAGAGTGCCTTCTTTTATATCCATTATTAAGGGATCATCCAATCTGTGATACCCGTATAGCTTCTCTTCTATAGGAACATCTGTGTCCAGAAGGGAGGAGGAGGACGCTACGTCCACATGCATACCTCTAGCTACAGCGGCGGAAAGCCAAAATTCTGTACACGCTCTCCCTGATTCAGCCATATGCAGATTAGTTCTGTAGGAATAATCTATGCCATATAAGAAAAGTTTTCCTATTTCATGGTATATGGCAAAAGCTATGGCGTAGGGGATTGTGTTATTAAAATAACAAAGCCCCGTCTTTTCGATGATTTTCTCTAGCGGGAAAAGAACGGCCCCTGGAACTCTGCTATCAAGTTCACATGTGTAGATAGGACCAGGGTGATTAGGTAATTCTCTTCTAAGAGCGGCTGTTTGCTTACCCGCTAAGTCGGTATCAAAAAACCTTGATGGCGGGTCCATCATAAACACTCGATCATGCTTAATAGGTGCCAGCATAGAGTTTACAGCCCACACCTCATCGTATTCCGCTCCATTAGCCACAGAGGAGGTGTATTCCCGCTGGGAATCCCCTAATCCGACTAAAGCTACAGAAGCTCCTTTAAGATCATTCATGCAACATCTCTCCGAAGACGATCATAACGGTATTCATCTCGGGTTTGCATGCCTTCTCCAAGATTCTTCAACCACTGTAAAGATTCTTGGAATCTGGCGTTGTATAATTGCAATAAATCAGTCTCGCCCTTCATGAAAGTATAAGCTTCCACCAAGGCGCCATACAGAAGGGCTAGCTCCGCATTCGTCCCAAGCCAACTGGTCCCATCGCTAGTTGCTGTAATTGAAGTTGGTCTATAAAAATAATGTAATTCAACGGCATAATCATCATCGGGTGTCGGAGCGACTATTAAAGATTCATCATTCCAATCCCCATAATATAGAGGTTCTCCCGTAGTGGCTGGGTTTGGCGTATAATCCTGTAAAAAAGTTACCTGCTTATACAGAAGAAACTTATTTTCCGAGCTTACAATTATACTCAAGGAAAAGGGGGATAAAAAAGCTTCCGGTTTTGCTAAAAATTTACCGGAAGTAGTTAGATTCCCCGCCACGTTTCTAGGAAAAACATCAAGCTGACATTCCTTCAAAATCCGCTCTTCAGAATTTATAATAAATCTGGATAGCTGATTCGTGAATGTCGTTTCCGTATTCTGGGTATAGTCCTGAATAGCCGTTTTTAATGTTGTAAAAGTATAAGCCATATTACGCACTCACCGTTATGGGTCCAGCCGAAGCATAACCACCACCGCCCTTGATATTTCCTGTGGAAGCCGTTCCAGCACCAGACGTAAAGGTATACCTATCGGAATCAACCGTTGTAATTGGAAACCCGCTGGAATTCTCTATCGCGCTTGCCGTAAATCCATCGAAAGGCCCTACTTCTCTAAACCGTACTGTATCTCCTGTGCTTCTTCCATTACCCGGCTCAGTTACCGTGATAACCGCTGACCCGCTGGCCCCAGACGTGAAAGGGTTGAAGGGAAGGAGTACCGTTGTAGGAGGCTCAGTTCTATCGGGCCTACTTATTCGCAACGCTTGTGGGTCGTTAGTATGGTGCTTCGGGTCTAACTGCGGTTGTTTCGATTCAAACTCGTCTCTTCCAACTAAAAACCCGTTCCATTCCTTGACCATGTCCGTCAGAGAATACGCACGACCTGATCGATCAGATATCCCAAGTGCATATTTACCTCCAGCATACCTGGGCATATCAGAACCTCATTGACTGGTATGTTGGAACAAGACGAAGCGGAATCCCATGCTCGATATCCTGAGACGCTGCCCTTTCAAACTCCTCCTCGTAAAACGCTTTCAAAATTTGAGTTCTTTGAGGAGCCTTTTTAAGAGAGATATGAAACGCCAAGCCAGCGACAAGACACGGGAGGAACCTAAAAGGTATATCTGGATTATTTGTGGCGGCATCTGCATCCTCAATACGTCTGACTCTATAATAAACCAAAGAATCGGTTGAGTTTTCGGGAGTTGGCCAAACCGTTAGCGTGGGGGTTATTTGACGATCTATGTAAACTTGAGTAGGGCGCCCCTGAGTGGTCTTTGTCGGCGTCGTTAGATATTCCTGCCGGCTGATTCTGGTGATGCCGATATCCTCGCCGCTCCTTCGTAGAACAACCTCAAGAATATCCACTGTCGATTGACAATCAACCAGGCTGACCGCCGCCGATACCGTCGTCGTGGCCGCGCTCGACGATCCGGTTATCGTCTCTGCCGCAGCGAATGTCCCCACCGGAACAGTTATCGTAAAGGTGGTTGCAGAGGGCTTAGTTATAATTTCGGCAGTTGCGCTGCTGGTGCCTCCGGTTATCGTCTCGCCTATAGAAAAAGAACCAGACGCGGCTACGCTCATAGTAATGGCACCAAGAGGATAGGTTGCGACAGCAGATGAAGTTGATAGCTGCGCCATTGTCTGAGTTATCTGCTCAACTGTCCAAAGATTAAGACCTCTATTGGCCCAGTCTGCGAAAAGAAGGTTTAAAGACCTTCTAGCAGTCCTTGAGTCATACCCCGTGCGGAGTTCAAGGCCGCATCGCTCAAAGGCTTCCTCTGTTATTTCGGCCATGTCTAGGTTGAAATCAGCAGATCCAGAAGTTGCCATGTCTTATCCCTTAGCCAAAAAGCGCCGTTTTAATTCCCATGGCCAATTGAGCAGTTATTAATAATCCAACAGCCCACAGAATTTTATTTACTGTATCCACTGATTTCTGAATATGATGGAGATCATTTGACTTTATGACCTCTATCTTCTCAGACAACAGCTTTAATTCACCACGAATATGAACGATGTCTATTTCATTTTGTCGTTCAACATCGCCCATGATGTTTAGTATTCTTTCAAACAGTGAAGAACTATGGAGTAAGTATCAACAGACGTGTGTCCTAGCGTCGTTAACACTATGTCCCCAGTCTTGCCGCTAGCGGCTGCAACATTGGGAAGACCACTTACATCTGAATAATCTAGCGTGTCGGAATAATCAGCGGGTAATTCTACGGCGATAACGTCTGTCGTGGCATCCCACAGAAGTTTTACCGCCATACCGGCAGTAGAGAAGACTACTTTTTCAAGCCTTACCCCGGTGCACGCCGTTCCGTTTTGAAGAGACGAAAGAGACGATACATCCACTTTAACAACAGCGGCTTCACCAGTTCCATCGCTGGTATTAGTGCAGTAAATTACGGCTCTCTTATCGCCGTCAATTACTGACGTGGTAGTTACGGCATCAGCCATATCAAGCTCCTCCTAAAGGAGCGGGGGCCTGTGAAGGCCCCCACTCAACTAATTAAGATGTGGCAAAGACCGAAGTGCCAGCAGCAGCGCCGGTCCCGGAGGTCGTAGAGACTGCGTCAGCCCGCCATACCGTCCCGTTAAAGGAGAATACGATGCGGCTACCGATACCTGGACCTGCATTGCTTAGACCAACCATGTTCAGGAAGTCGTCCGCGCTACCGTCCGCAACATCCGCTGCAAAAATAAAGGCAAGTACGGTGGTTGTTTTG